TTGCGCAGCGCCGCCTGGGTCCGCCGGTTCATCACGAAGCTGGCGTTCTGGCGGTAGCCCGCCTTCAGCGCGTAGACGAGGTCGATCAGCACGTCGGCCGCGGTGCCGGAGGCGAAGCCGCCATCCATCCCGCTGGGGATCGTGCCGACCGAGCCCCATGCCCAGGCCGCCTCGTCGACCGTCGGATACGTCGTGAAGCCGGAAGGCTTGTTCACGCCGTCGCCGCCGACGAAGGCGGCGCTCTCCTGCGCGGCGAATGCCTGCTCGACCTCCTCGCCGATCCAGCGGTCGATATCGACTGCGGCATCGTCCAGCAGCGCATTGGTCGCCGCCGGCATGGCGTAGAGCTCCATGGTCGGGAAGCTCAGCTCGGCCAGCTGCGGCGCCGTCGTCTGCGGCCGCGTCTCGGTCTCGCCGACCCACCCGGTCTGCGCTCCCGTCACGGCGAACGGCTTCTTCAGCACCGCAGCCGAGACCGTGCGGACCGAAGCGATCGACCGGATCGGCGAGATCGCCGCCAGGCGCCTTCCGATCTCGGTCTCCGTCTCGTCCGGCACGAGAAAGCCGCCATCGGCCCCGGTCAGGCTCGACATCGCCTTTTCTTCCAGGCGCCGCAGTTCGCGCTCGTCGCCGCCCCGCACGTAGCGCTCGAAGGCCTGCTTGCGCTCGCTCGGCGCCGCGCGTCCGCCGCCGCTCTCGTCGCCGCCGAGCGGCGGGCGCAGCTGCTTCAGCGCCAGCCGCTCCATCCGCCGCTCCTGTTCGTCGAGCGCCCGGCCGATGCGATCGACCTTCTCCTCTGTCAAAACGTCGGCGCTCATGCGCTTCTCGATGGCGCCGAGACGCTCGTCATTGGCCTCGCGGAAGCCTTCGAACGCCTCCATGAAGTCGTCGAAGGGATCCTTCGAGCCGGGCGTCGCCGCCTTGGTCGCCGGGGCGGCGGGCGAGAAATCGTTCATGCTTGTCTCCGTTCGTTCAGTTGGCGATGAGGGGGATCCGGCGGCCCGCGACGGCCGCACGTCGGAAGGCCGGGGCTGAAAGCCGCGCCCGGTCGTGCATCGGGAAGGTCACCAGCGAGACTTCCCAGAGGTCGATGGTCACCAGGCGCCTGCGCGCCGCACCGACGCCGCGCCGGGCGACGAGCGGACGGAAGCCGATGGACAGCCCGTCGATCGCGCCGGCGGCGATCAGTTCCGCCGCCTCCCGCCCGGCCTTGCTGGCCAGCGCCAGCCGCCCCTCGACGAACAGCCCGTCGCGGTCCTCGCGGATCTCGGACCAGACGCCGATGGGCGTCGCCGGGTCGTGCTGCCAGAGCATGCGGATACCGCCCGTGCCGCGGCGGCGCAGCGAGGCGCCGAAGGCTCCGGGCTCGATCAGGTCGCCGGCCGTGTCGGTGTCGCCGAACAGCGCCGCATAGCCGCGGATCACCGCCGCCGGCTCGGCCGCGGAACCGACGCTCACCATTTCCATCCCCCCGATCCCCGGCGGAACAGGCTCTCGGCGAAACGGGACAGGACGCCCAGCCCCCACCAGGCGCACAGGCTGGCAACAGCCGAGCCGATCAGCGCCAGTTCGATCGACGTCAGGCTGTCGTCGAGGCGCATCCTGTCGGCGAGGATCAGCCCGACCGGCGGCCCGAAGACCAGGCCGGTGACGATCCCGGTGAGGAACCGCGTCGCCGCCTCGCGCCGCCCGCGCGGCAGGAGATAGGCGACCGAGATGGCCGATCCGGCGATGGCGCCGACGAGCTTCGACAGCCACAGCGCCAGGTCGGTGGCCGGCTCGGCGCTCATCGCGGCAGCCCCGTCCGCACGGCGACAGGCACGTGCCGCGGATTGACATTCGACAAGCCTCGCCGCATGGTCTTTCCGTCCTGATTTTGATGTCGATGTATTTTTCAGCGGTGCCCTTCGGCGCCGCTTTTTTTGTTTGGCCGCGGCTCGAGCCGACCCGTCAGCCTTCCGCGCCGTAGCCCACCGCCTCGCGCTTTTCCGCCCGCGACAGGAAGTCGGCGGCGACGACGCGGTCCCAGCGCGCCTCGCGTTCGGCGCTCAGCCCCTCCACCCTGTCGAGATCGACCGCCAGGCGCAGCGTCGGCGCGTCGAAATGCCCGCCGAGCCAGTCGCCGACCGCCCGGGTCAGCCGGGTGATCAGCGGCAGCACGGTGAGGCGGAAGAACGCCCGGTTCGCCTCGGCGTAGTTCGCGTAAGTGAGATCGCCGGGGATCCCGAGCAGCATCGGCGGCACCCCGAAGGCGAGCGCGATGTCGCGCGCCGCCCCGTTGCGGGCTTCGACGAAGTCCATGTCCCTGGGCGACAGCGCCATCGCCTTCCAGTCGAGCCCGCCTTCCAGCAGCATCGGCCGTCCTGCCCGGGCGGGGCCGGAATAGCCGCTGTCGAGTTCCGCCTTCAGCCGCTCGAACTGTTCCGGCGAGAGGTTGCCGCCGTCGGCCGGCTGGTAGACCAGCGCGCCGGACGGGCGGGCCGAGTTGTCGAGCAGCGACTTGTTCCAGCGCGACGCCGCATTGTGCAGGTCGAGCGCCGCCTGCGCCGCCGCCAGCGGCGCATAGTGTAGCGCGCAAAATCGAATGGCGGGCCGCGCAAGATCAGGTGGCGGCAGTTTGACGACGGATTGAATTGGTCTCGAAGGCGTGTCGATCCCGCCTCGCTACGTTGCGAAGGCCCTGAGGCCGGACTAGATCCGGTGCATGCCACGCAATGGTGCTGTCCTCCTCTCTGAATGGCTCCCGAAGGTATCAATCACCCGCCAGGCGTGCGACATCGGCCGGCGGTATGACCGTGAACTGCTGCTCCAGAAGCTCGGTGACGTCACCATGACGGACCTGCTCGTCCGCCTCTTCCGACGTTCGCCTGAGGTCCGGCGCCAAGCAACCGTGCTCGTCACGATGCACGGCCCGCAGGGCGCCAATCTGGAGGCGCGGGACAGGAGGCAGGCGTCGCAGAAGGACTACCGCTGGCACGAGGACCCCGAGCTGCAGCGCCTCGGCCGCTACTGGAACAGCGTGATGCGCGAGATCGAGCGGCAGACCGGCTATTCGCATCAGCCGGACACGGCGACGCGGCACCTCGACCCCTGAAGCCGTGAGGTATCAGACGATCCAAAATCATAATGGCGGTCCAACAGCGGGATACGCACCCGTGAACCTACCGCGACGCGCTTTGCCGCTCTGTTTTCTGCCAATGAATCTCTTCGATAGCTTTGAACAGCGGCTCAAACGCGGCGAATTGTCTTGGATCTTCGAATGTTTCCACGTGTGCGGCAAACTCAGTTTTGCGTCCGTCCTTCATTGACCTCCTGACACCATCACCCGGGATCGCAGTCTCGGATATCATGTGTGGCAGGTGGTCTGTCTGGCGGAACATAAACTCGATGGACAGTTCCGAGTCTCCCCGAAATTGTGAACCTGCGCGATCGCGCATGAAGTCGGGAACAGGAAGGAGCATTGCCCAGCCCTCGACCTCCTGCCCCACCTTTAATCGCCCTTTGCTGTCGTCCGTCACTGTCTCCAGAAACCTGCCGTTCTTTGTCCCCTCGTTGCCGTTCTTCGAACGGCCAACGGCGTTCCATCGGTTGAACCCCTGATCGAAGTCGAACAGGCCGATTACCTTTTTGCCAAAGAATGGCGACGTGTTCAGGGTCCGCTGAATGTCAGTGTCGCCTCCCGCAGCGACGATACGGAAGGGGCAAGGTCGCCCTTGGCGAAGCACCCTCCAGGCGGCTTTGATGATACGCTCGTCCGTCTCCCCCTCGACCAGTACAAAAGTTTTCGCGGAGTCCTCTGAAAGCAGGTGATCCAGATTGAGCGCCTTTACCACTCGGAGCGGCCCGGGCTCAGGGTACATAGGGTTCTCTTGCTCGACCTCCGGAAACCCAGTGTCCGTGTTCTTACGAATGATGATGACCTTCGCGCTGGTCTGCTCGTGCACAACAAATGGCGAGTGAGTGGCCACAATCAGCTGGGCATTGTTCTCGGACTCGATAAGGCGCTGGAAGAACCCGAGGATCTTCCGTTGCCAATCCGGATGAAGGCTGAGTTCGGGTTCATCGATCAGAAGCAGCCCGTTACGACTGTTCTCGTTAGATAGGACAAAGGCGCCTCGGTGGACAATCTGCTGCTCGCCCGAACTGAGCTTTTCAATCGGCATAACCCGTTCATGCTCCTCGAACTCGATCAGGCCCTGTTCTCGAAATTCGACACGGCCCAACTGCTTCGACGGGAACATGTAGGCGAACGCCTTCCGGAATGGACGAAGCCGCCGAGCAGAGATCCATTCCGGCGGTGCCTCTTTCGGATGCTTGAACACCCAGACTGAAAGATCCTCACCGTCCTGTTGGGCGAGGCGAATGAGCATCTGCCGCATCCGGGTTTTCAGATCAGTACCGGCCCGATCGGAGAGTGGCGGGTTCCTTTGATCGCCATCATCAGGATCCCGCTGTCCCTGCTCCAGATCCAATAGAAATGTAGGCACCGACGCAGCGCTAACTCTGCTGCCAGGAGGCAGCTGTACATCGATTGCACGGAAAGTCCTGCTTTCAGGCGCTTGTAAAGCCAATTCCAGGATCAAGGGCGCATTACCTGCCACAGTATACGCAGGACTGGCGGTCGCCGCTGGAGAAGGCACCGAGGATGTCGCCTGGCTTAGCGGGTAAGTGCTTTCCACCGGCGTTGATCGACTGAAAATCCTGATCAGCGAAGCCTCCTCGTCTCGTGCCGAAACCTCCAGCAGTACCCGCGCATTGAGGTGGTGTGGTCTTGGGAAGCGAGGTGTACCTAATTCGCTGAGCGCACGGAGGATCGTGGTCTTACCGCACCCGTTCTCTCCTGCGATAACGATCGTTGGCGAGGCTTTCCCGGTCCCGTCACGGAAGTCTAGGCGGAGGTTTCCGAGTTGAGGATGGTCATTGAACTCGATCTCTAGCACTCGCACTTGATACTCCGAACCTAACCCTTTTGCGCATGACGAGAGGTTGAGGTGCTTGATCCAAATTTGCAACGTCAAGCGAGTTCTCTGCGGCGATGTCAATCTGCGTCCGGCTCGTCCAGACGCCTACCGACATGCCTTTCGGCGTCATCTGCACACTAATCGATCGTGGAGCACCGAATGGGAACTGGAGGATAGCGGCCCGGACGCCAGAACTGCCAATCTGAAGTTGAGCCGCGGTGTGCCCTCTAGCTTTCACAAAGGACCTACGATCAGCTCGCCGAACCCTCCGCGGCTCGATCGCGACACAGAATAGGTCACCGACACGTCCTCGATCGACAGGCCCTCGAGCACGGCGCGAACCTCCGGCCGATCGTTGATCGACAGCAGGAACGTCCCCTTCAGCCTACGCAGCCGGTCGACCAGCTCGACGAACTCCCCGACCGCGAAGGTGCCGGGGCCGTAATCCTCCTCCGAGCCCCAGTAGGGCGGGTCGCAGTAGAACAGCATGCCCGGCCGGTCGTAACGGTCTATGAAGCGCTGCCAAGGCAGCTGCTCGATGACGACGCCCGCCAGGCGCTCGTGAATCGCCTCCAGCACCGGCGCCAGCTTCGTGACGTTGAAGCGTGCGGCCTGCGTCGTCGAGACGCCGAAGGTCCGCCCGCTCACCTTCCCGCCGAAGGCCAGGCGCTGCAGGTAGAGGAAACGCGCTGCGCGCTCGAGGTCCGTCAGGGTCGCCGGATCGGTCGCGATCAGCCGCTCGAACTCGCGCCGCGAGGCGACCTGGAATCGCAGCATCTCCATGAAGTGGGTGTAGTGCCGTTGCAGGATCCGGAAGAACGTCGCGACGTCGCCGGAGATGTCGTTGATCGTCTCCGATCGTGGCGCCGAGGCGCGGCGCAGGAAGACGCCGCCCATCCCCACGAACGGCTCGGCGTAGCCGTCGTGCGGGATCGCCTCGATCCGCTCGACCAGCCGGCGAGCGAGGTTGCGCTTGCCGCCGAGGTAGCCGGCGGCGGGTCGGGCAGGCTCGACGGGCCGCATGCCCGGTCGATTGTCCTGGTGCATTGAGAAGTCCTTCATGGATCGGTGCCACCTTGAAGCCGCTGCCCTCGGGCAGTGGCGGCGGCGGCGTGATCCTCGGGTGCGTCGTGCGGGTTTGCGCCCCCAAAGCAGTGACCCGCAGCCGGCTTCGGCCGGCCCCCGTCGCCTCACATCTTCGGTGCCTCCTCGATCCAAGCCACCAGGATGTGCGACAGCCCCAGCATCAGCGTCGCCACGTATTCGTGCCGGCCGTCAACGATGACGAAGCGGTTGCCCTGCCAGTGGCCGCGCGGGCACGGCCAGGGCTGGCGAGATCCGAGCTGCAGACGCTTCTGGTAGGCGCGATCGACGTCGCCGACGGCCATGCGGTCGCGGCAGGCGAGGATCACGTCGAAGACCGGCACGTAGCCGGTCCGCACCACGTGCCCCGCCGGCACCGCTAGGGATCGATCCTCCACAAGGGCCAGTGGTACGGCGTCGACTTTCGGCTCAACAGGCAAGTTCTGCCTCCACCGTCGTGATCCAGCCGCGGTCGGGTCCCGCGTCGTGATAGACGGCGCGGGCCTCCCAGTTGACCCCGTCGATGTCAGGCCCGAAGCCGTCGGGGCGCACCGGCGCGCCGGCCACGGCTTCCGGGTTTCCAGCCATCTCGAAATACGCAGTCGCCGTCTCCGCCTCGAGGCGCTGCGCGGCGGCGCCGGCGATCGCCTCAGCAAAGTCCCGCGACGGAGACAGATGCGGCAGGGCCAGTCGGGCGAAGCCCCGGCCGAGCGACTTGAGCGCCTCCACAGGCCGGCCGGTGCCGCTGTCGAACCAGCCGGCAGAGACCTCCGAGAAGCCGTAACGCGGCTCGATGTCGACTTGAAAGGCGTAGTTCGGATCGAAGGGTATGACGACGCTTGGCAACGGCGCACCCGACGGAGACCGGAAGGAGCCGTTTCGCCGCACCGTCAGCTTGCCGGCCTGCAGCTTCACGATCGCGCCCAGATCGTCGGCGATGTCCGAGGCCATGCCGATCGCTGACTGCTTCCAGCGCAGGAGATAGCCGCCGGCGAGAGGGATCCTGGCGATCTCCTCGTCGATCGCTGCCGGCAGACCTTGGCGCTCGGCGAGCGTCGTCAGCACATCGCCATAGGTTTTGTGCCCGGTCTCCTCGTCGAAGTGCTCGCTGTCGACCCGCTTCCAGCCGTCCGTCATGTCGGCCGCCCGGCAGATCAGGACCATCTCCTGGCCGCGCTCCGGATCACCGGCATATTGCGTCCGCTCGTATCGGAAAGAGCCCAGCATCAGCGCCTCGTTCCGCGTCCAGCCGAGCTTTGCCCTGAACTCCGTCCCGGACGCCGGCGGCATCAGATACGGCTTGCGCCGCCGGAACATGATCGCCAGCTCGTCGATCTCGCCGATCGCCAGATCCGTTACGCGGATGCCGACGAATTCGTCTGCAAACCGCTCTGCCAGATTGCGGCCGTCCGGACCGGTCACCTCGATGTAGGGGGTCCTCAACATCGTCAGTCCCAGGGCCGGACAGTGGTCGCCGCTGTGGTCTCGACCGTCTGCGGCAGTACGAGTTCGGTACCGGCCGGGATGACTGCGCCGCCGGCGGCGAGGCCCGGATTGGCTTCGAGCAGGTCCTCGACGGTTCCGTCCGTCTCTCGCCCGTAGATAGCCCGAGCTAGCCGGTCGAGGCGCACCGGCTCAGACACTGTGTATCGCTCTCCGGTCATCGTCCCTCTCCCACATGGACGAGATCGATCTCCACCTCAACGATACGGCCGACGCCGTCGAAGGGGTGGAGCTTGCTCTCGTCGTAGAAGAGGGTGCGGATCACCACCGCCCCACTCAGAGTCGCCGCGAAATTCGAACCCAGACGAATGTAGTTCACCACGTCCTGCGCCTGGTGATGGCGGATCAGCCAGCCAAGCGCGTCGAGCCCACCGAACACGTGTGGCGCCGTGCGCGCCTCGATCTGGGTCCTCTTCTCGCCCCGCCCGGTCAGCTGGTAGTCCATCCCTTTCCAGGTCGGCGCACCGGTCACCCGGGACTCGCTCTCGACGGCGATCCGCTGCGGGTTGAGCCCGATCACGCGCAGCTGCGCCCGGCCGATCGAGGCGACTGTCTGGAGCGCCATCGACTCAGCTCACCGGCACGGCGGTGTCGTGCATGGCACGCGCCTCCGCGGCCCGGATCTCCCGGCGCTGGGAGCGAGCTGCCCGCGCCGCCATGATCTGCGGATCGACCCCATGGAAATGTTGGACGAGCTGCGGAGACGGGGCGGACGGTGCGCGGCCAAGACAAATCTGTCTTCCGACCTTGGGGCGCCGTCGCCGGTGTGTCCGAAGCGTGAAAGAGTAAATATGACAGGTAGTTATCTCGAATATCCGACGCAGGATGAAGGTCGGAACACGCTTCCGACCTTCCTCTCCGACCTTGGTCGCCGAATGCAGGCAAGCTGCACCCTCTTGGGATTGGACGAATCTGTCCACGCTACCGGCAAATCCGAGAAGCAGCTGAAGCGGTACTTCATCGGGGCTTCTGAGCCCCCGGTCGGAGTGCTAGTGAGACTCGCGGAAGCAGCGGGCATCACGATGGCCTGGCTCGCTTCGGGTACTATCGAGACGTCGGCGGATGCGCGGGCGGCGCTTGTATCCCTCGAGGCCGAGCTTCGTGATTTGACGAAAGCGCCGGTGGACGATCCCGACCTCGGCGAGCGGATCGCGATCGTTGAGCAGCAAATTCAGCTGACATCACGGCATCTCGAGCTGCTCGAGAACCTCAGTGCTGGAGATGGTGAGGCAGCCGTTGCTTCGCAGCCTGTTGAAGGCGAGAACCCGCTACCGCACGGCGATGTCCAACCCATCGCCGCCTTCAATCTCGATGCGCTGCGCGCAGCCATGCCGCTCGATATGCCGGTGTATGGCACCGCCGCAGGGTCTCTTGCTCTGCACCACGAAGGGGCGTTCGAACTGGAGTCGCGGGTTGTCGAGTATGTTCGCCGCCCGCCGGCCCTTACCAACATTCCCGAGGCCTACGGCTTCTATGTCGCCGGGGGTTCGATGATTCCGCAGCACAGGCCCGGTGACCTCCGCTTTGCACATCCGGGGCTCACGCCCCGCCGCGGCGATACGGTGGTCGTTCAGGCGCGCTACGCTGAGTCACTGGGGGTCGAAGCGTTCATTGCCCACTTCCAGCGCCGCAATGACGAGTATGTCTTCGTCTCGAAGCTCAATCCCGAGACCGAGATCCGCTTCGAGGCCCGCTATGTCGTCGCCATCCATCGGGTCCTCGACCTCAACGAGCTTTTCGGCATATGACCTGGCTGTGCCGACGACTTTTCTCCGCCATTCGTTCTTGCGCGTGCAGCGCTCGTCGAGGCACTTCTCCGCCATTTGTTCTTGCGCCTACTGTGCTCCCGATCAGCCGCTCGAGGCCGTCTCAAACCCCTGCCGTTCCGGGCTTACCCCGCTTGCTCCCGCTTGCTCCCGCCTAATCCCGTTTACCGCCATGTGAACTTGCGCGTTACACATAGCCCGTCAGATCCGCCAGCGGGTGGAACAGCCGCAGATGCAAGAGGAGCGGTGGCCGCTCGCTGCCGGTCTCCGCCGCGATCCGCCTCAGCGCCGGCCCGGCGCGGTATTCATAGGCCTGCGGCCAGCCGTCCCGGCCCTCGACGATGCGGATGCGGTCCGGCCGCAGCGCGTGCAGCGCCTGCACCCGGCCGTCGAGCGCGGCGGCTTCCAGATAGGCGTTGCCGGACAGGAGCAGGT